TCTGAACAGCCAATATGTTTGGCTTGAATATCTCCCGTATGCTCAAGCGCTCATGGATGCGATGGCGATGCTCGATCCCGAGGTGATGAACGCCATTCGCGAGGCAATGATGAACGCCGACCTATCTGATCAATTGTTGCCCTTGGATATGATGATCAAGGAACTCGGTGCCACGGGCGCGGCCGATAAATTGATGCTTGGAGCCTTTCCCACGCTTGTGGTCAGCCGCCCGAACGCTTGCGGCATGCGAAAAAACATCAGCGTTTGATTCTTCACCCATAAGTTTTTTAGAGGCACTGCATGAAATTCAAGGCGACGAAGGCCAAGGTGGCCTTCAAACTTCCCGGACAGCCGGGCGACCGAAAAGAAATTACCCTTAAAGAGGGTGAAACCGTCGAAATTCAGGAACGGTATGCCCGCGCCTTTGCCACCGGCGGCAAGGGGAATCGAGGCCTTGCTGGGCAGCTCGGGCTTGTTCCTGCGACCGCTGAGGATGAGCGTTTGCTGAATGCTGCAACGACCATTCAAGGCAAAACACAAAACGCCGTGAACCATGACGAGCTGGCCAAACGAACCGCGCGCATGGAAGCGGAGCTTGTCGAGCTTCGCGAAAACGCTGCCAAGGGCGGCGGACAGGCCGCGCAGCGGGAAATCGAAAGGCTTCAAGCGTTGCTCAAATCGAGCGAGCAAGAGCGCGCCCAGCTTTCCGAAAAGCTCATGAGCTTTGAAAGCCGGTTGACCATGCTTGAAGCGGACCAAAAGCCCAAGCCCGCCAAGCCCGCCAAGCCCCATAAGGCCGACTCTCCCGAGAGCTCCGAGGGCTGAGTGCCGCCCCCGCTGACAGAGGCGGAAGAGCTTGAAGTAGCTCTTTTGCTTGGGTATCCAGCGGACTACCGCAATGAAAACCCGCTTTTTTACGGTGCTTTTCAGCGGATCAACGCCTCAGTAGCAATCTATAACAAGACCGTTTCAATCCTCGCTCAAGTGGCCGCGCTTGATTCGTCCATTGCATCCACCGCCACAACGGCAGGCATCAAGCTTTTGGACAAGGGGGATATTGAGTTTTTCGGCAAAGGAAACGCTCAGTTTGAAGCCCTTAACCAGCAGAAGCGCGTGCTGGCAGGATTGATGTCGAACTTATGCGGCGTGGCCATTTTGAACGACATCACAAGCGGCAAAGGTTACGAAAACTCTCTTTTCTGGGGGCCTGCTCAATGCGGAAAGCCCTCAACCCAATGGTGATTCAATGGCTGTTCAATGCGTAATCGGCGGCGATGTTTTGATCAAACTGCTTCTTCGCGAACACAACAACGCAGTGCAGGCGATTGCGGAGTTGGAATCACGCGTCCATGCCGATCGGTCAAGCGAGAGCGCGGGCGCGCGTGATTTGCCTTCAAGCACCGCACTTGAGGTCACAGCCCCCAACGCCACAAACCTGGCTACGGCGATCACGCTGGCCTTGGACCTGAAGCGCGTGGCGTTTGCCCATTTCCGCGATGACCTTGCCCACAAAGAAGCGGGCGAGTTTGATTTGGGTGTTGTAGATCCCACGAATGAGGCCTCTTTGGTCGCATGGTGTACGGCTTACAAAGTTGAGCACAACGGGCATTTGGAGGACACTGACAAGCACTTGATTGCCGATGTCACAAATGCAATCGCTGCCTCGACGCCTACGGATTTGGCCGAGTGCATCACGTTGCTAAACGAAGCCAAGACCGACCTGAACGCCCACATCCTCGACGCGCCCACCGGCCCCCAAAAGATTCGAGACTTGACCGAATGAAAACGAGTTTGCTTGCTTTATTTGTTTGCCTTTGCGCATGCGGAACCACGATCGATCCGTTGCCCATTCAGGACGCAGGGATGGATGGCGCGGGCGGGAGTGCAGGCGCGGGCGGCTTCGGTGGAAGCGGCGGGGCCGATCCATATCCCATTGGCGAGTGCATGACCTTCGACGCCTACCCAGGCGAAGGCGCGGCGTGTGCCGTTGACGCCGATTGCATGCCCACCACAAACCCGTGCGCGCCCTCCGCATGCATGTCCGGCCATTGTGTCCTGCTCGATCCTGGGGAGGGCCAGCCAGGCATGTGCAAAGAGGGCTGGTTTTGTAGGTATCTTGACAAGGCCGGCCCGCCGTATGGCTGTTGTCGCAATCCGCCACAATGCATTTATGACGCCTCAAACAATTGCCAGGTGAGCGGCCAATGCCCTTATTCCCCTGGGCTTTGGTGCAATCCTGACGGCTTTTGCTGCCAATGACCATTCGTGATGCAGTCCTTCCCATCCTCGATGCCGGCCGCGAATCCCTAGATATTGATTTTGGCCTTCGCCGCTACAGCCTGGCTTTATTCACGCGCGAATGGCCAGTAGGCACGATCCCCGGTGCCCACGGTGTAACCCCCGCAGAAACCACCATGCCGCTCGTTGTAGGAGCATCGGGGCGCCCCAAGGTCATGCAGTTGAGCGCGCGCGAGATTGCCGCTTCTGGAGGCCTTTACGAGGACCGCGATCTTCGTGTCGGCCCGTTCACCCCGCCCTTTGATGGAGGCGGCGCCGAGCCTGATTGGTTCCGCCCTTCAGTTTCAGGCGACCGCAAAGAATACTATGTGCAGGTTTCCAACGCAGACACGGGCGAAGAAAACGAGCTCTACAAGATCCTTTCGGTTGATCAATCAAGGCCTCTCCGTTGGATGATGGTCATCCGCAAGACCGGGGCGATCTGATGCCTGATTTTAAGCCTTTCGCCCGCTGGTTTGAGCCGCGCATGCAGGCCGCAACGCTGGCCGTTGCAAAGCGTGGGCAGCTCATCATCGGAAACACGGCGCCGATAAAAACGGGCTACATGCGCAGCCCTGCGCCTGAAGGCTCGACGGAGATTGATCGGACGGAGCTTGCAAGCGGGCGGACAAAGGTCATGGTGACGGCGATTTATGCGCCTTTTGTGGACGATGGAGCGGGCGGCCGAAAGCGTGGCGCGGGCTTTTCCAAACGGGCGCGTGACATGCTGGACGACCAAGCATCAAAGGTTTTCCGCGATCGGCTTCTCGCCCCATTCAGCGCGGGCGGAGATGGCGGCGAAAGCGCAGCATCAGCCGGCGGATTGAGGGGCTACCGATGAACGAAGAGAGCGGCTTTTTTGGCGCTGGAAACGTCCAGTTTCCGTTGACCACATCGAATGCAAAATCGCTTTTGGAGGATGCTGACCCGGCTGTGTTCTGGATCGGTAAATACCTTAAAGCGATGTTGGAGCATCACGCGGGAGCGCGCATGGCCGCGGCGTTTGCGGCGGCTGGGCTGACGAAGCGCGATGGCTCACCCGCTGGAATTGTGGGCACGCTTTACGGCCACGACCCGATCCCAAACGGAACGGTTTTCCAAGGTGACTTCCCGTTGCTTGGCGTGTTTCGCACCACCTCAGAACAAGGCAAAACCGGCACGGTTTCCGAGCACGTTTCGACCGCGCACAACGCCGTTTTGGTAAGCTTTATTCATGTTCTTTATGTGCTGCCCCCGCTCACTGCTGCCCAGGCAAATCAGCTATTGCCAGTGCTCCGAATCGTTGAAACCATTACGCTTGAAAAGCTCTGGCTCGGCTTTGATCCAAATTGGGAGGACGGCGAGCTTGTACGCGTGAAAGCCGGATGCGCATCAATCCGATTTGTGGGCTCGGAATACGGCACAACGATGCCCGGGCCATCGCAGGGAGAGCAGCGCAGAGAAGAGGGCGCGCGAGGGCGTTATCCCGTGATAATGATGCGCTTGGAGATCGCGGAAGAGCGCACGTATTCGACGGCCACCGAGGCCAATCAGCCATTGGAAGGCGTCGACATTGAAGTGCAGGCAGACCACGAAAACGGAGCTGTAACGATTGCAGAAATCAAGGTGGATTATGGCGATTAAAAAGGTTTTGAAGGTTCGCCCCGTGGAGGGGCGGCTCGTCACGAACTACGAGCATCAGGCGAACGGAACGCTTGCGTTTGTTGGTCACAAGGCTAAGCGCGATGGAGCTGTGACGCGCTGGAAACTGATTGAAAACGTCGTTGAACTGCCAGATCGAGCAGAATATAGGCATGCGGTCAAGCGCGGCGACTTGAAGGCTGCAACGCTCGAAACTGCAAAGATCTGCGGCACCACCATGGAGGCTCCCAATGCCTGATTCAATTTCGCTTACCGGTTTTGGAATCAACGACCCTTTGCCCGCCGTTCGCCTCGAAATCAATTTTGGCGTGGGCGATGCTTCGCTTTCGCAGGGGCCGCAAAGTGTCGTGCTTGTTGGATCGAAATCGGCGGCAGGAATCGCCACTCTGGACACCGAAATCTACGGCCCGCTCTCGTCGCCAGCGCTGCTTTCGGCGGAAGATGCCAAGACGCTTTTCGGCCCTGGTTCCGAGCTGGCCCGCATGTACGAGCGCTTCATCAAGGCAAACCCTTCAACGCCTGTTTACGCCGTAGCAATTACGCCCGGTGAATCTGCGGTTGCGGCTGATGGCGATGTGGTTTTGACGGGGCCTGCGACGGCAAACGGAAGCATCAAATATTCGTTGTCACGCACTGAATTCGTTGAGATCGGTTTCATCACCGGCGAAAGCATCACGACGATTGGCGATCGTTTGGAGGAAGCAATAAACGCCGAAATTGATTGGCCGATTACGGCCTCCAATGCGGCTGGCACGATCACGATGACTGCGAAATGCCTTGGCCCGCGCGGCAATCAGATCCGCCACATAGTCGCTGTATTGCCGATCACGGGCACGGGTATCACGGCCACGCCCACGGCCTCGACAGCGCTTTCGGGTGGAACGGTCAATGATGACATCGATGCGGCTTTGCAGACGATTGCAAACACCAAATTCAGCTACATAGTTTTGGCGCACGCCGACTCTTCGAACATCACGGCGGCGGCAACCTATGTGGCGACTGAAGCGCTCCCCATGGGCGGCAAAAGGCAGCGCTTGATCGTGGCCTCGGTGGATACTTTGGCGGGCGCAATTGCAATCACCACGGCGCTCAATTTCAGCCGCGCAGAATTGATCTGGCTGGAGGAGGCGGATGAGCAGACAGGCCAGCTTGCCGCGCAGGCTGCTGCGATTTACACATCCGGCGAGAGTGCCGCTGTTTTCCAGGTCAATTGGGATGGGTTTCCCGCCAGTGATTCGCAGCGCGCGCAATGGTTCGTCCAGGCACCTTTGAGCGGCGAGAAGGCGACGGTTGCGGAGCTGCAAGCGGCGCTGAACGCGGGGGTGACGCCGATCTCTGTGGACCAGCAGAACAACACCAAATTGGAGCGCAGGATCACTACCAAATACCAAACGAACGCGGCCCCCGACTACCGCGTGCGGGATGCCCACAACGTCAGCGTTTGCGACTACTACGGCGATAAAATCTACGAGGTCATGACCCTCAAATATTCGCAGCGGACGCTCATCGATAACCTCCCCGATGGGAAGACCCCTGCGAGCAATCCAAAACTTGTGCAGATCAAAGAGCTCAAAGCCGAAACCAACAAACTGACGCGTCAGTTTGGCGTGGAACAGGGAGGGCTCGGGCTCACAAAAAACGCTGGCGAGACGATTTCGAAGACCGTTGTGGAGCGTTCAACCAACACAAACCGCGTGAATATTCAGGTTCCGCTTCAACCGGTGGATCTTCTCCATCAGGTTGCAATCGAGATCAATCAAGTCGCTTGACATCTTCCGATGGGCGGATAAAGTCGCCCCGTTGCTCATTCCTTCCCCACAGCCCTGCCGGACAGCTCCTACCGGCAGGGCTTCTTTCTATCAAGAGGTTTCCAATGGCTGGTTTTGAAGTCGTGCTAAAAGAGCTCAAGAAGTTTGATGGGCAACGGTTTTGCCGCGCCGGATGGAACGGAAAACGCATGTGGATCGCGAGCATGTCGGGCCTCAAATTGCCTGCTGCATCCAGCGCGATGCCGGGCCCGAAAGTCAATGAGCGCACGGCGCTGTTGATCGGCAAGGATGCGCCGCTGGATTCGCAGCCGTACATTGTGATGTGGACGGCCGAGCAAAAATGGCAGCCAGGGTTCTTACTGAGCCAAGCTGATGTTTTTGCTGAGGACTGGCAGCCTTTCGCTGGATAAACAGCATCGCGAAAACTAATCCGCCCAGCGGCGCCCATGGCCCTGCTGGGCTTCTTTCTTTTGTGCCGCATCACCAATCCGAAAAAGCGTTGTGAAGCTGCGCGCGCCTCATATTCTTGGCGGCGAAGGAGCTGTTTTTATGAGCAACGCAAAGGATGTTTTCGAAATGGTTTTTCAGGCCGAATGCGAACACCGCCAAAAAGGCGAGAGCATACCGGAACCCGCGCATGAGCAGACGCGAAGAGACGCGGCGGTGCTGGGGATCGAGCTTCCACCGCTGCCTGATTGGGCTCAAAAACACATCGATCCGGCGGACCAAAGCGGGCTTGCAACAATGCCGATCGAGGCACTGCGGAAACTGCCCATTGAACGGCGCGAGTTGATTTGTGAATTCCCATGCGGCGCGCTCGTGTGGTCGCTCGAAGACTCTGAATATGCCTACATTATGCAAATGGACGTGTGCCAAGTATTTTCGTCGATGGGGATGAAGAGCGGCGAAAAGCTAAACGCTGGCGTGATGGTTTTAACGCTGTATTTCCCGCATCAAGATCGGCCGGCTACGGTCGCGGCAACGATTGCCGAGCGTGTTAAAATCATCGGCTATCACGCAGGGCTGACCCCGGAAAATTTGCGCCTTGCGCTGCTCACGGAAGCCGAGGCTTGACTTTCTACGCTGGCTTGAAACAATAGCGGCCTCCTAACTGCCCGGGCAGAACCCCCGCGCAGAAAACCCCGATGGCCGATCGTGGACTCCCCATGATCGGCCATCTTCTTTTTGTGGTGCAAGAATGGCAACTTACGAGAGCACAGGGCAGCTAGTAATCGACGGCGTGCCGGCCTACGATTTGACAGGGCTCACAAAGACCACGGACGCCCAAAAAAACCGCGTTTTCACAAGCGAAGGCTTTGCAGGCATATCGCGGGGCGCGGGCTTCACCGAAATTCAGGTGATGCGCGCCATTCCAATCGCTGGTTCAAATATCGACGTTGAGCAATACGTCGATTCAAGCAACAGTGTGCCGGTGCAGGTTTTCACGGGCGGGAAAGTTTACGCCTTTGATGCTCATTTTGAGCGCTCGACGAATACAACAGGCGTGAACAGAGCGGCTGAAAACGCCTTCACACTGGTTGGCCCGCTCACCCTTGGGATTCCAGCGTGAGCAAGCCCGGCGAAGAATTCAGCGGCAAGTGGCCATTGATTTGCGCAGGCGCGCGGCATAGCGAGGTCGTGCCGTTTCCGCGATTGCTGGCCGATGGCTCGCCGGTTTGCTATTTGCGCATTCGGAATCTCACCCTTGCGGAAGTCGGCCAAGCGACGGCCCGCGCTCATGCGAGATCGGCCGCTGCAATCCGGGCAAGCGATCCAACCTATAAGGGCGAAATAAGCCGCGAATCGCAGGCGTACCGCGATGTTTTTGAGCAATTTGCCGCACTTGAACAGCTCAAACGCGCATGTCGAGATCTCGATGACCCAAGTAAGCCATTTTTCCCAGCAGCCGATGCGGAGCACGCGCCGAAAACCGCAATCGAGGCCGTATTGGTCCAGGAAGAGATCGCCTCACTTTATCAGCGGCTTATGGTTTTCCGCATCCAAACAAGCCCCGATAAATACTCGGTGGATGATGCGCAAATTGACCAATTGGTCAAGCGCATGGAGGCAGGCGAAGATCCCACCTTTTTTTTATCTGGCTTGAAATTGGATCTCGTGATTCGGCTAGCGCCGCTTTTAATACTGAAGCTTTGCAGCTCACTGAGGGACAAGTATGGATCTGGCAGCTCTGCCGATCAGGCTACAACCTCGTGATGGAGCGCGAATGGGAGCGGAAAAGGAGCGAGGCCAAGGCCCGGTGAATTGTGGCTGAACCAGTCATTATCCCGGTAGAGGTCCACGGCTGGCAGGCCGCGCGAACGATCATCAAGTCGTTGCGCGAAGACGTGGCCGACCTCGAAAAATCTGCCAAGGGGATCAATTTCGGCGGGCGCGGCGGCGGGGTATCAGTTCCGTTTTCTTCCAGCCTCAACGCCTCTTTTAGCGGCGCCGTTTCTCATGGGCGCCCCGGGCCTGCGACCGATTACATGGGCATCGGCGATCGGATCAACAACGCGATTGATTCGATGGTGGCGCGCGGTCTTGGCGGAATGGGCCTTGACCTTTTCAAAAGCGGTTTGGCCCTGGCAACCGAAGGCCTTCGAACGTTTGCAACGGCCTTGATCACCGATGTGGTCGTGCCGTTTACCAAATTAGAAACAACTGCCACCCAGATCGCCAATGCCAGCGGCGGAAAGCTTATTGCGCCCGAAATCACGGGGATGGTGCGGGCCGAGAAGCTGCGCTCGAATATTGGCGAAGATGCTTTGCTGGAGGCTGCAACGAAGTTTCAGGACATCACCGGCCAATCCAAACTTGCTTTCGAAATGCTGGACACGATCGGCATGCTCACAAAGGGGCGCGGCGGCTCGGCTTCGGAGCAGGCCGCCTTTGCAGCTTCGGTTTACAAGCCCGGCATGGGCAAGGCCGATTTGGATAAGTTACTTATGGCGATGGTCGGCCAAGGCGATATCGGCGCGATTCCCTTGGCGCAAATGGCCAAGCTTGGCGGCAAAATCGTGGCGCCAGCGGGCGAAATGGGCGGAGAATATTCGCGGCGCATCGTGACCAGCACGGGCCTTTTGCAGGCCGCTCGCCCTGGATTCGGCACCACGGACCTTGCCAGCACGGGCTTGAATACCTTTTTCACAAACATCTCTACGAACATGGCCAAGCTTGAAAAGGCGGGGTTTGGCCAATTCTTCGAGACAGGCGCGGAAGGCAAGCGCGTTGTTTCCGATCCGGCCCAGCTCATCGGGGCATTGCTGGCCAAGACCTCGGGGAATATCAGCGGGCTGAAAGAGCTTGGTTTCACGGACCCCGGCGCACGATTCACGCGGGCATTTTCCGAGCAATTCAAGGGCGGATTCGAGGCGGCGAAGGGGCGCGGGGAGACTGATGAAAAGGCACGTGAATCCGCAGGGAAAGCCGTGGCGGAGTACATCAAGACCTTCATAAACGCGACTTCATCGATGGAAGCCGAAAGCAAAAAACGCGACGCTGTGATGGCGACCACGGGCGAGCGCTGGGAAAGCGCCATGAACCGCATCAAAGACAAGATGCTCAGCGTGATGCCTGGCATTGAAAAGCTCGTTGATAGCTTTGAGCAGAGGGCGCCGGACATCGCAGACGCGGCCGAAAAGATCGCGCTGGCTTTGGTCGATGTGGCTGACTTCCTAGATTCATGGGTCATCGGGCGCGATACATCCACAAAGGAAGGTAGAGCCCGCGCAGAATCCAGGGATACGCGGCAATTTGCGCGGCAAGCCGAGGTCATGGAGCGCGCTGGCCTTGGCGGGCAGTTGAGCAAATACCTCGGCGGGGAAAGCGCGATCGCCAAAGCGCGAGAAGAGGCAATCGCTGGCTTTGAGAGCGGACAAACCAGCAACATTTTTCGCGCTCGCGCAGGCACAACGACACGCGGCTATACGGAGGAGAGCGAACAGAAAGCCCGCAAAGCGGAGAGCGCATATTTCAGGGGCACGTATCTGAAAGAGATTGAGGCTGCTCCAGAGCGTGGGCTTGAAATGGCGCGCGGAGCTTTGCAGCGCGGGGAGTTGACGAAGGAGCAGTTTGCAGGCCTCGAAAAATTTGCCGGACAGGTCACAAAAGCATCGCAGGATTTCGGCACGCTGAACGATGCCCTGCTGGAGGCCGTGAAAAACCTTAACAAGCTTGCTGAAAGCGGCGGAGAAGCCGCAAAGGCAAAGCCGCTTGGGCAGTGAGCCATGGCGCAGGCATTTGACAACTTAGAGCTTGCTTCGTGGCGCGGGATCGAGTTCCCAACGATCTCGCCCGGCTTGAATTTCCGGCATGGAATGGCCGTGCATCAGGTCATCGATCGGGATGGCGGGTTTCCCGAGCCCACGGGGCGCGGCCCCCGAATGGTGCGCATTCAGATCCCCTTTCTGGAAGGCCTTCGCGGCTACGACGATCCGCCGCTTTATCCCGATCGATACGATTTATTTGAGCGCGCTTTTGAAGATAAATCCCAAGGAACGCTTGTGCATCCAAAGCGCGGGGCGATGCAAGTTTTCCCGGACACATTTGAAACGGCCCTAGACCCCGATAAGCGCAACGGGCAGATCGTCACGGCCTCGTGGGTCGAGACGAACGATGCGCCGCTTGAAGATGTCGTTTCAATCCGCCGATCCGCTGCCAGCTTTCGCACCACGGCCCAAGCTCTGGACGCGGGGATCACCACGCTGCCCGCTGGCCAACAGCCCAACATCCAAGCGGAAGGCTTCACCTCCTTTGACGACTTCGCTGCAAAGCTCCAAGGCGTCCAGCGCAACGCCGATTTCCAGCGCGCCCAAGCTGCGCGGAAGGCCGATCGGATCATCGGGCTCGCCCGCACTGTGAAGGCCGCTACAAGCCCAGCGAATGCGCCGCTTTTGGACACCGTGGAGCGCTTCACGCAAGCCACCCGGGAAACACGCGACGCCGTGATCGCATTGCTCAGGCCGACACGATTTCAGCGCGTGGGCGCGGACTCGACGATTGCATATCTCGCGCAGATTTATCAAAACACCGCTGATGATTTGCTTGCCCTTAATCCGCAGATCCGCGGCCTGCAATCGCTTCGCGCGGGCGCGGTCATCAAGGTTTATAGATGACCCTCGACGGCGAAAGCGCGCTCGACACGATCACCCTGCGTTCCACGGGCTTGCAACTCGATATTGAAAACGCCTTGGCCTACAGCGTGACGACCTCGTACCAGGCGCCAGCGGCCCGATTTTCATTCACCATTGCCGATCCTTCTGGCGTGCTCGGCCGGGAAGTTTTGGTGCCGGGCGCAAAGATTGAAATCCTTTGCAACTCTCGGCCGCAATTGGCCGGCTTCATCGGGGAATCGACGCGCAGGCGCACCAAGGACGGCGGGACGGTTTTGCAGATCGCCGGGCGCGACATACTAGGCCCGCCCATCGATGCCAGCGTCAACCCGTATTTTAGCTTTTCCGAGCGCATGACGGCTCTCGATGCGGTGTTGGGCGTGCTCGCCCCGTTCGGCATTCGCAAGGTTTACAACGCCGATGCACTCAATGTTTCGGCCATGACCGGAAACGCGAAAAAGCTCCCATCGTCCACGAGCTCAGAAGGCGTTTCCGTGGCGTTCATTGCCATCGATGACAAGGGCGAAGAGACGCCGAGCTTTGAAACGATCGTTTGCAATTATCAGCGCTTTGCCAATCGCCGTGATTTGAAGGCGATCCCACTCACCCAATTGAAACCGCGCGAGAATGAGGGGTGCGTGCAATTCCTTCAACGGATTTTGGAGCGCTTGGGCTTTCGGATGTGGGCGGCGGCGGATGGCTCTGGAGTAGTGGTGACTACGCCGGATTTTGATTCCGATCCCGCGCATGAATTAGTGACAGGGCCAGAAAACGATCGCCTTATTGATTTGGAGGTGCGCGAAAACCTCGATGCACAGCCGGGCGTCATCATTCTTCGCGGAAATTCCAGCGGCACGGGCACGCAAAAAGAGGGCTTGAAGGTCATCCAAATCAATGAGCTTGTCGGCCTTAATTCCAGCGGGCAGCCATACGAATACATCAAGCGCATCATTGCCCAAAACAAGGGCGCGAAGGTTCTGCCCATTAGGCCGCAATTGCTTCCCAGGGGAGCGGTCATTGATAAATCTTTTCGCGGGGCTCCGCTGTATTCGAAAGACGATGAAGCCCGCAACGTGGAGCAGCTTGAAGCGGCGTGCCGAAAGATGATGATGGGATTTCAAATACGCGCTTTTGATGCGTCGTTTTTGGTGCGCGGCTTGACCTTCAACCGGGCGCCATGGGCGGTGAACACAATGATTCGGCTTAGGGATGACAAGCTCGGCATTGACCGCGCCTTGTGGCTTGCCGAGCGTACGTTTTCAAAAAGCAAGGGCGGCGGCACCACCACATCGGGACGCCTCGTGCTCCCCTATACGGCATCGGTATCAGCATGAGCGCGCGCATCCCCAGCGACACGATCGATTTTCCGGCAATCAGCTCCACGGAACAGCTTCCCAACGGGGCGATCTTGCTCCACACCGCCCAAAGCACAGATGACCGCTTCGTGAGTGCGACCAATTCGCCTTTCTGGCAGCAGATCGGTTTTGCGTCCAGGCCTGCGAAGCCCACTATGGCGGGCGCGGCGGAGACGGTCGTTTTAGTGTTTGGCAACGAGAACCAAGCCTTTGCCTCTCGCGACCTTCGCTGCGCGCTTCCTGCCGGCTTGGAGCCTGGGGAAACGGTCATGTACGCGGGCGGTCCTTCGAACACAGGGACCGGGCAGATTCGGCTTTCCGACGATGGCGGGGCCGAAATAAAGATTGAGGTCCGCAAGGGAAATGTGGGCTCAGGTGATCCTGTGAGGATCACGTTGTCCTCTGAGGGCAACATTGAGATCAACGCAGGCGTGCGCGGGCGGATTCGCATTACCGAAACGGGGATTGAGCTTGGGAATTCCGCAAGCCTTTCGGCCGCGCTTGGAGAGCAGACCAAGGCCATGATCGATAAGCTTGTGCTTGCAATTGCATCTGCGACGGCGGGCGCAAATCCGATCGTATTCAACCCGCTTTTCCTTCCGCCCACGCCCACGGAAACAGAAACAATTCTTTCGAGCGTCGTAAAGGTAATGCCATGAGCGAATGGAGCGGCGCTGGATTGTGCCCAGCGGGAATCACCCCGGCTGGATATGGCTTTCAGCCATTGGGCGAAACGGCGAAGCCGCAAGCTTTCCGCTTACCCGATGGCTCGACGGGGGAAGCCGCAAAGATCAACGCCAAGACCTACGATTTTGAGCTTGATGAGCGCGGGCAAAAGCTGGGCATGACCGGGCCACAACAAATGGTGTTGCTCGCGCTGAAAACCATGAAGGGGAGCGCGGCCACGGACATTGGGATCGAGCCATTCCCCGATCGCATTTCTGAGCAAACGAATCGCATTGTGGATGCGCGCATCACAAACGCTCTTGCCCATCTGCGAACGCGCGGGATCATCGATTTGAAGTCAATCGAAATCGTTGAGCCCAAAGAGGGAGCGCTTGCAATCACGGTTGTTTGGCGCGACGTTTCCAGCGGCACGACGGAGCGCACCCCCCTATGAGCACGGCCGAAAACATCCAGATCAAGACCGTTGAGGAGACCCGCGATGATTATTTGCGCACGTATTCCAATGCGCTGATTGAGCGCGGGATCGCGAATCCTCTGACATCCGATGGCACGGAGATTTTCAACAAGGCGACGGCCTTGGCCCAGCAAATTTACGTTGCAAGCGCGACGATCCCAGCGGCGGTGGATGAAGCGCTTGAAGACACGGCTATTCAGAACCTCCCACGGCTTGCCGCGATGCGCGGGATGGGGCTTCGGGCAGCGGGTGGAAGTGCTGGGGATGCCATTCCGACAATTGCGATCGCAGGTTCGGTGCTCATTCCCGCTGGCGCGGAGCTGATTGATCCTTTGGGTCTTCGGTATCGGGTAGTTTTGGGCGGGCCGACGTTCAGCGGGCAGCCAGTTGGAATCGAGAGCTTGGACACTGGCGCGGCGACGAATCGGGCGGCGGGCACAACGCTAACCTTCACGGCGCCCCCGCTGTATGTGGAGCCCAAGGCCACCGTAGGTGCGAAGGGGCTTCGATTTGGCGTAAACGCTGAGGATTTGGAAGGGCTTCGTGCTCGGCTTTTGGAGCGGATGCGGCACCCTCCAAACGGGGTGAATTGGCCGACGTACACGGAAGCGGCGGAAGGGGCGAGCGCGGTGCAGAAGGCCTTCGCATATCCCGCATGCAATGGGCCGAGCACGATGCACATTGCCGTTGTCGGGGCGCCCACCACGGCGAGCAAGCTTCGGGACTTGGACGCGCTTACGGTGTCGCTTCGGGTGGCTCCACTGGTTCAGGCCGAGACGTTTTCGTTTGTGGAGCTTGTGGTCACTTCGGTCGTCAATGAGTCCGTGGATGTGGCGATCGCGCTGGCCATACCGGCTTCGCCGGCAGCTTCTCCCCCGGGGCCCGGAGGTGGCTGGATTGATGCGATTCCGTTCCCCGTGCTGGCATCGCCTGGATATGTGGCCGTGTCCAACGTCGTTTCGAGCGTGGAGATCGAGGTTTCAAGCGATGTGGCCCCCGTGGTCGGCGGCTCTGTTTCGTGGGTTTCAACGGACGATTGGACGCTTCGCACGGCCCTGATCGAATCGTTCACGGGAACCAATCCGTACGCGATCACGCTGTCAACGCCCTTCGTGAGCGCGGGCGCCGTCGAGATTGCCGTAGGCGATTGGATCTTCCCGGCTTCCGAGCGCGGAGAGGATTACGTCGCGCGGCTCTTTGAGGCCTTTTCTCGGCTTGGCCCGGGCGAGAAGACCGACATCGCGGGCTTGCTGCCTTTCGCCCTTCGACAGCCCCCGCCGGCTGAGAGCTGGCCGTCTGAAATGAAGGCGCCTTTCTTAAAATCTTTCGCAGGCGACGCGGCGGAGATCTCCGATTTCGCGTATGCATACCGAAGCGCGATCACGCCGACGCTTCCGGCCTCCATTTCGGATGCGCCTTCGATCTTCGTGCCGCGACAAATTGGTTTTTACCCTCTGAGTGATTGAAATGAAATTATTTGCTTTGGTTTTAGGTGCCTTGATGTCCATCCCCCAAATCACCACCCTTCCATCGACCGTTTCCTACGCCCAGCTTGGGGGCGATAAAGTTGATTTCGCGCCCATTGTTGACCCAAGCACCGACACGCCTGCAGCGGTCAATAACGCCGTAAAGCTTCTGTCTGCGCAGCTTTCGCGGACTTCAATCCGGGCGCGCGTGCGCTTTGAGGTGGTGGCCCCCGACGAATTCACGACGCTGTCGTTTCAAAGCGTTTGGGGCATTTCTCCAGAGCCCACCTATGCGCTCACAAATACGCCCAACACGAATTCTTACCTTGTGACCTTTCCGGCTTCGGTCACGGTCAATGGTATATCGATCCCTGTCAATTTGGATTCAGCGCAGGTATCTACCAATAAAATTGGCTATGTCGTCTCGGCCGAGAAGGTTGCACCAAACCAATTTGTTGTGCAGTTTCGAGAGGCTCAAGACAACGCGAACACGTTTACCAATGCCGGCTATTTCGTTGAACTTTGGGTGATGTGATGGGCGATCTCCGCGTTTTGCCAGTCGCCCGCGAAGGCAATGAAGGCGTTGTCGAGGCCTTGAAAGAGATGCTCGCCATTGCAGAGCGCGGAGAGCTTCGTGCCGTGGTGGTCGCTGGGCATTGGGATCGGCCCGGTGATCCCAACTGCACGGTCATCCGCTGGGGAGCCGCCCTCGACGGCAGCAATGCGATCCTGGTCACAGCTTGCGAACGTGCCAAGCTCGTTTTATGCGGCGTCACTGTGTTAAGCGCGGGTGATCCAACACAAGGGTAAGGCATGAGCGGCGGATACAATTACAGCCCAGAGGTAGGCGGCGGAGAGACAGGGCTCTCCGCCGAACTCATTTCAAGAGACCTCGCATCCGCCGATGGCACGGCCTTCGCGAACGAATGGGAAAGCTACTCATACGCCGAACACTTGGCAGAGGGCCGATGCCTTGCCTATTTGAGCGGCCTTGCCCGCAAGCTCGCATTCATTCGAGACCCTGCCCACGCCGTCGAAACACTGCCCCGCCTTGAACGCCTCTACGGCACAAGGCCGCGCTACGGCATGCCCGAAGTGGAACGGCGTGATCTTATCCTTCAACGCCTGGCAATCGAAAACCGATTTCCCGATCTAGCCTTGATCCAATCGATCGTGGAATCTGCTTTGGGCGAAGCCTTCATCGAGATGCTTTACGCGGACTCGACGATTGCAGCGGGCTCAATCCCAGGGGGCGCCTCCATCCCAGGGGGCGCAACCCTTTCAGATCAGCCGTGGCGTTCGAATATCGCTTCATTCTCGGCTCTCTGCACCCAAGGCGATCTCAGCTTCGCGGAATATCAGCGGCGCCTTGGCGAAGCCCGCGAACGCCTCAAAGACGTTATGCCCGCATGGAGCACTTTTTATGCGGTCGAAGATTACCCAAGCCCAACGCCGGGCTTCATTTTAGGCCCCGAAGGCGTTGGCTCAAGACTTGGGATAGGAAGGCTCACATGAGTTTTAGCGAGGTATGGCCGGACAAATCAAACGGCCAGACAATTACAGCTCCAGAGCTGAATCAGCTCAAAGCCCAACAGGCGCTTGCCATTGATAAAACCGGCGATACCGTGCCGGGCCTGATCACGTTCGATGTCAATATCGGCTACACCCCGCGCACCGTTGACAGGGAGCGCTTTGCGTGGGAAAGCTATGTCGATTCGATCACATCGCTGCCACACTTTGGACGTACAAGCCCAGCCGATATCAACGAAAACACCTTCCGGCAATTAGCGATCCCAACGCTTCCGCGAACTATCGGGCAAATATTAACTCTGCCGCACGGGTGCACAGTCACCGAGATATCGTGCAAATTTAAGCCTGCCGGTGGTCATCTAAATCTACCAGACAATCAGCCGCTTTTGCTTCTTTTAAGTCGACCAATATTAGGTGGTGTTGCGTCGTCATCTCTATCGGCCCAAAACATAAAGGCCAATGTTGCGGATTACAACAACACAAGCATTACGGCTATCGGCACAGGCTCAGAGGTAATTGATTTAAACACCAACGCTTATTGGCTTGAATTTGTTGGTGAGTATGGGGCGAACGCCCTCACTGGGCTTATTTTCCAAGGCGCAAGCATCAAGCTCGAAATCACTGAACAGGATGTGGCGTAATGGCAAGCCCTCTTTGCACAGTAAACACGCTTTCCACGGTCGATGGAGTCGATGTTACGGCTGCATCCACGGTATCGATTGAGCTTATCGATGCGGCCGGCGTCAATAGCTGGGAAATTGAGTGCATAAGCACCGATGACAGCAACCTCAAAGCCACGATCAATGGCACGCTGACCGTCGATAATATCACCAAAACGGCCGAATTCACAGCACCCGCGTTGGGCTCGGCTATGATCTGGCGAAGCCGCGTAAACAGCGGGCGAGATTCCAACGGCCGCCTTGATCCATCGCTCACAACGACCTTTGGAATCTATGTTTTGAGCGCCCAAGGCAATCGGGTGATTGCGGTCAACGAAACCACCGAGGGAAGCGCGTCCTTTGGATGGGTTGTACCAATCAATTTGATTCTGCGAAACACGATCCTTGATATCACCGCAACGGCGGGCGCTGGGCTTGTCTATTCAGCCGGCGAATATTTCATCCAAAGCACGGACAGCTCCATCAACATCCTGGCTGATGAGATCCGCCTGAACCCGATCAGCGCCGTGAATCACGCGAACCAAACCGATCCTGCCCTTCATGCGCTGGCCACGGGAGCCGCAAACGGATTCCTTTCGAGCCCACATTATTCGCTTTTGGCCGGGGCCACACCTTTGGCCACGCCCGAAGCCTTGGTTCTGCGGGATATCTCTGGTTATGCGGCATTCGCACGCGTCTACACGCCGTCGCTGCGCACTGAGGACGGCACGACCTCCACCGCCCTTGCCATCTCCACGGGCTCTGCATCTGCCGGGGCGAGCGGTATTTCATCCCTGGCCAGCGGCGGAGCCACAGGCGGCAATGCCGGGGCCGTCCAGATCGCCGCGGGCACATCGACCACCAATCGAGGCGGCGACGTTTTAATCACCTCGGGCGGGTCGGGCGGCTCATCCCAGGGCGGCGATGTCGCGATCAATTTCGTGGCTGGCGCTTCGGGCAAATATGGATCGCTGGCAATCGGAGCCAATACGGCCGACGACGGAGGCGGCGAAAAGGTCATCTCGATCGGCAATGCCGCTGTCCTGCCCACAACGAACCCATCAGCCGGCGTGATCGTGTACGTCGAGAGCGGCGCTTTGAAGGCCCGTGGCACCTCTGGGACGGTCACGACGCTTGCGCCCGCCGAACCTCACTGCCCAAAGTGCGGGCTTGACTTCGCTCTCGAATGGGCGAACCCCGAGAGCGGCAAAAAGCTTTCGATTTGCGCTCCTTGTTTCGTGGATGCTCTGCATGACGCAGGCATCAACACCGATTTTGCCTTTAAGGATGCTCGATAAAATGAGCACTCCGAATTACGAAGGCAGCGTTTTGCAGGACGAGGCGACGACCACCGACGATACGCCCACGACAGTTGGAATTCTCAATCCCTCATCTGCATGGCACGGGGTCGTCTCAGCCTGGTTGCACGTGTATGATCCGTCTGATCATGCTGTCAGCGCGGACTTTGAGTTGCGTGGTCGAGCAGAACGCGACGCTGAGGGAAACTGCACGGTATACAGCTCACGCATTCTTGAAAAAGAATGCCACGCATCTTTAATGACGTTGAGCGCTGCAATTGCATCGATATCCATTGGTAATCAAAGCTATATTGGGATTGTCGGTTTCGGGGTGGCTGCGACAAATCTCCGATGGTATATTCAATCAAAACATTTATTTGGGACGGTTTAATATGCCACTTACCATAAATCAAAAGGCTGATAGTACAGTTTCTACGACGGATGGAACCCCGACCACTTTGGCCACCATTGCAATTGCAGCGGGTGCGCCAGTTAATGTGATCGAATTTGAGCTTAAAGCTCGCGGAACTGAAAGCGCAACGGGGGATAACTTTACTCGCAAAATCGAAGGCACGATCAAGCGCTTTGGTGGTGCTGCTGCTGCGTTGGTTGGTGCTACCACCGTCTGGACGCGTCGAGACACAAACGCTGCAACGTGGGATATCAGCGCGGCCGCATCTGGAAACAATCTTGTCGTCACTGTGACTGGACAAGGTGGAAAAACGATCGTGTGGACAATTCTTGAATCCACGTTTAGGTGACGTAATGGAAGATCAAATTCGCTGGGCGAAAGCCATCAACGAACTCACGCCGCTGATCGCGGTTTTGCTGTTTTTGGGCGCGCTTCTCGTAATTGTGATCGTGTTGTGGCGAGGCGTCCCGAAGCTTGGAATTGTCGGCCTTGGAACCGAAATAAAGGCCGAATTGCTTGGGATTAAAACCGGCGTGGAACGCGGGATTGTGATGGGCGAACGGATGGAGGATCTTGTTGTTCGTTTAGAAGGGCGGATCCTGGCCCAGGTGGATCGGCAGGCGGCGGATCTTTCAGTGACGCGGCAGGAACTATCGGATCTGAAAGTGCGCTTCGCTCGCCTTGAAGGTGAGCTCTCCGCTCAATCTGCGCCCGTATCGTCGCGAGCAGGACCCGCAAGCCAAAGAGCGCTGCCCAAAGGCATCCCAGGGAAATAGCCGCGCATGCAGCGGGCACCCACAGATCAGCCCGCACGGCGCGCAAGCCTCCACGACACCACCGCCAACACGGCAATATCCACGACCACCCCGCCGAGCATTGAGCCCCCAAAAGCCCAAAACACCGCTGCAACGGCGTTCCCGATCAGCCCAGCGATCACGGGCAGCACGATCCACCAATCCACAAGCGCCCGCCGATAATAGGCGCCCCCAAGCCCAGCGCCAGCGCAGAACGCAAAGGCCAGCGCATAGCCCACACCGCAGGCCTCCAGGCGCGAAGCTGGAAAGCCGAATTGGAGCACTGCCCAGCCAAGCCCCAAAGCGAAGCCTACGGCGCCCAAGGCCATCGCCAGAGCCGCCCAAGCCCATCGCCCGCCGGAAAGTACGCCGGCGCCCAAAACCAGAGCCGCAGAGCCAGCCGCGGCAAGCGCATAGAGCACGGGCTGCCAGGGCCACCCCGGCGCAAGGCCTGCCGAAACATCAGCGGCCAAAAGGCCAAGCAATGAGGTGCCGATCTCCATTCGCCCACGTGCCAGAGCAATCAGGCACGCGAGCGCAACGCTTGTAATGTGCAATGTATGAATCATTGGCGATCCGGCGGCGGAGGGGGGGGCTCAGGATCGCCGGGCCCAATGTCTGCGGCTCTGTAAAGCGCGAAAGACTGTTCCCACGCTTTCAAACCAAACGCCGGGCCCTGCTTTTTCCAAGCCTGGGGAACGTCCTGCGTCGCCCACCACGCGTCATAATCCTTGCGCCGCTGCTCTTCGCTGGGCAAGGCCTTCGTGGGCGCGTCAAATAGCGGCTGGTTGCGATTGATCGCGCGAGCGATCTTGTCAAGTTCCGCCTTTTCTTCAGGAGTGCAAGCCTGATATCCGACAGGATTTGTCAAACCTTGCGGCGCAAGTCGTTCAAATACCAGGGCGCCAGTCCATTCCCCATATGCCTTCGTCGGGGGCGGAGGCGGAGGATCTGGATCGCCTGGGCCAATTGCGATCGGCTCGGATGTGGGCTCCGGGAGCAGCCGCACGACTTCGCACGAGGCCACAAGACCGATCCGTTCGTGGACGGAAAACCGAACGCCCGGATCCTCGATCTTGTTCGCCGCCGACTTTGCCTTAATCACCGCCGCCGCAAGCTCTTCCACCGTTTGGCACCCACGGAACTTCAAAACAGATTCTTGCACGTTCATTTTCCTTTTCCTCTTCTGATTCGGCCGCCCAATGTGGCCGGCTGATGTTCAATCGGAGCTTCGCCGCCGTATTGCAGGCCAAGCTTCGTCAAGATTTCCGCCCCCAAAATTATCGTGTGGCAATGGCCTAAATCTCGATGTTTTTTCGCACAATAGCAAAGCAAAACGATGTCTTCGCTCTGCGCGAATCGAATGAGCCAATCCCAGGCCATGCGATCTACCTTGTACGACACCCGCATCTATGAAAGGTAGGCTTCGCGGTAGTCCGCCCACAGCTTTTCAGATGCCGCTTTAAACTGCTCTTTGACCTCTCCAAGGCCTTCCGCAGCGGCGCCGATTGCGGCTTCCTGCTCCGCCCGGTCGAGCTGTTTTCGCTGTTCCAGGAAGCCGCGCAGAAGTGCCCAGCTTGGGGCAAATGCTAGGCCCACCCCGCCCGTGCCCCTGGACACATCGAGCCTCTTGAGCGGGCCGCAATAGGTAATTCGCGCGCTGTAGATCACATGTCTGCCCATTTTTCGCCGAACCAATGCGCGGCGATTGCGGCGCAAACGAGCAACAACGGCGTGCACAAAACGGCCTCAAACAAGGTAGCTGCTCCTCTCCGCTCCGCCTATGCTGTCGTCCTGCTGTTGGTCAAGCCAATTTATCGCGGCGCAAATCACATGCTCGTGCTCGCCCTCATCACGCGCCCATTGGCCGTGCACCGCGACGAGCTCGCCCGTTTCCCCGTCGTGCTGCAAGCGTTGGGCGAGAATTTCGACGCCATCCACGCGCCATCGGCGCATGCGCTTACGCTCAAATAGCTTTAGCACCACGCTCCGCCCGATAATCCCTTTGCGCTTGAAGTGCATCAAAAGCGCGCCGCATTCACCATCGAAAAGAGCCTTCAACCCGTCCCGCGCGTTCACCCAATCGGCAATTTCGGTTGCCTTGTCGAGAAGCTTTTCCATATCAATTATCGCTTATGATTCGGGTGACGACCCAATGGTTTTTCTTTATTCTCATCCATACCGCCGTAAAGCCTTTCCCGGCATGCGTCATCCTCACCGCCCATTCGCCGTTTGGCTTGCGCTTCACGAGCTTTTCGAGGTGCCGCAACATCATCCAGCCGTTGCGCTGAAACTTGCGCGGCGGCCCGCTGAACATACCAAAGCACATGACCTCGTTGCCGTCGCAATATATTGCAGTCCATCCATATGTGGAGTTTATGGCCGTGCTCCTTTTTCCGAGCACCATGCCCACTTTGAGCCCGTCGTTTGTCCACGAAACCAAGGCATTTCGCAGGTCAAGTTTTTCTTTGGGCGCATCCTCGTCAATGATCACCTTGCCCGTTTCCGGATCCACTTTCCGTGGGCTTAGATAGATCACATTTTTCGCGACCCTTTCGGCATAGCGCTTTCGGTGCTCCGCGTGCCTTGTCTTTCGGCTCAGTCGTGAGCGCTTTTTGGCCAGCGTGTACGCCTCAAAAACAGCTTTTTGCATAGCCGCCGTCTTGCCATAGCGTCTTTGATTTGTTTGACCCTCAATCATCGCCTGAATCCTTTGCTCCTCAATTTTGGCAAATTGGCGAGCAGCACATGAATACCATGGGGCGTATTGGAAACCCCAGGCTGTTTCAAAAGCCTTTCGATGCGCCTCAAACTCTTTTTTATTCATAGCAGTTTTCCTTGCATCGGTTTTGGATAGCAGCCCTGCGCCGGATACTCACGCACGCGGAGATGGGGCGGCAGCTTGGAAACGTCCTCGATTGCCTGCCCGCGTCTTCCAATGCCCAGAAGCTTGGCGTCCAGTTGCTTGGGAAAAAACTTCGCACCAGCGATGAGGCATTGCGCTTTGGCGGATTCGCCCCGATACAGCGGCACTACGCGCGCCTTAGATCCGCTTTCAGAGCCAAAAATAAGCCATTGCACGCGACCTTGCCGATTGCCCAACACGCTTGAAAAATCAACATCGCCCAAAGCCGGCTCGTAGCTGATGAAATGCACGGGCGCAGGCGCTATCATCGCTTCCTTTGCGCGCCACAGATACGGCTGTGATTCGACGGTCACGCCGTACCAAACGTTCGCAGGCCATTGCCCTTTCATCCACTCCCAAGGGCATACTCTGTTAAAAACATCGGGCCGCTTTGTTAAAAAAAGCCATAGCAAGTTAGGCGTTTGCGGCACCAATTCATCAAACACCATGCGCCGCTTCGCGTCCAGATTGCGCCTATCCTCTGCGATATCCATCATGGAGCCGCAAAACACCGCGTGCTGTTCCCCTGCCTTAAACGCTTTTGCATTCCAGTCCAGCGGCGCAGTGTCGTGGGCAGCTTTGAAGTCAAGCCGTCGTGCGCTTCCGGCTCCCCATAGATCATTTCCGAGCCTGTGCGCAAAAGCCTCGGCGTAGCAGTTCTCGCATGCTGGGCTGTTCGTGTCGCCATCGCGTCCAGAAGCTTTTTCACACCCCCACCACGGATTGAAGGTATACCCGGGCATCAAGGATCCGTCCGCCCGCGGGAAATGCGCCCACGGGATTTTTGTTTCCGCGCTCACCTAGGCCTCCAATTCTTCCAAAAAAAGTGCACGTCGTAAGCCACTGAGTTAAGGATATCTTTGCGTCGATACCGCTTACAAGATCTTGCCTTGCGTTCGCATTGGGTTACGGATTGATCTCGGATACGATTTAACTCCTTTAGCGCGCGTTTTTCCAATACAAGATACCAATGCCGCACCTTCCGCCTTGTGGGCCAGTTCATCGCGGCACAACCTTGACCGACGAAAGCGGATATGCCGCCCGCGGCCCTTCATCCTCCACAACGTCAACGATAATGCTTCCAAGCTCTGCGCCATCCCCAGAGGGCACAGCCCCATATGGGCCAACACAACCCCGAAAAAGCCGCGCGTCATCGGCCACCTGAACGCGATCGCCCGGCTTCGGGATCGGGCCAAGCGGCGTGATCATCCGAAGATCAAAGCCAATTGCTTCGATTTCCGGCACGGTCAGAACCGTGCCCTCTGGCGCGCGCCCCAACAACTTGAAGCACAGTGCCGGCCCATCGCCGTTGAACGGCATGCGATCGTAGGCGACAGACACTCCCAGAAGTTTTGTGAGGATCTTCGCCGTGCTTTCGTGACCGACGTGGGACCTATATCCCATCTTGCGCACAAGGCTGCGCGCTTGCAACACGCTCACAGGGATGGCGGCGAACACCCCAGAAGATACCAAAATTGTAGTGTTTAAAATTGCGATCATAATAACCGCTCTTCACCCGTCCAGAATCGCTATCAATTTCCACCCAATTTTGCCGTCGCGCGGATCCCACCCAAGCATTTGGCAGGTTTCGCGGATCCGCTCGCACGCGCCACCCATCTCTTGCAGACTCAAAAAATCAACGTTCGCCGGCCCTCGCCAATCGCACGCGTACGCGACCCACGCGACGATCCAAAATTCGCCGTCGAGCAATCCGATCATGGTTCCATGTGGCTGGAATTGCTTGAACCGATCGTCCTCACCCGCTTCCAAAAGCAGCGCCTCTAAGTCGGCGCACCGTTCTTTCACGTTGACCGGAGCTTGCACCCCGTAAACCAAGTAGGCCTCAGCATTTTTGCTCATCGTATCCTCCTAACGCCCAAAGCCCGGGGCTCTACGCCTACCGGGCTCAATACGTGATTAGATGTGCACCAGTCATTTGGACTCTACCTCCGCCGCCCACTGCTCCCGCGCCTCAATCCAGCCGACGGTGACGATCATGCCGGCGACCTTTTTCACAAAGGCGCGGTCAATGCTTTGGTCACAAGCGTATTGCGTAGGTATTCCCGCGGCTTTTAGAGCGCGGTATTCGTTCGGCGTCCAGCCGGCCTCCTTGCGTCGCCGCAGAAGCTCTTCACCGGCCGCCTGCCTGCGCTCGGCCACGGCCATTTCGGCGAGAAAAGGGGCCGCTTCTGGCGATTCCTTGGCCGTGGCAGCCACTCTATTTCGCGCCTGAGCAAGCCAACGTTCGCTATACAGCCAAGCTTCCAACCGCTCATCTTTTGCAAACTCTTTCATACCCATTCTCCATTGCATTCCGCGTGCCAATCACGCTACGCACTTGTGCTGCCATCACACTCCACCAACTCTGCTGTGGCTGTGTCCCAGCAATCCCACACGGCGTCGACAATCTCCTTGTCGAGTTCGGCGAGGACGCACTCTTCCCACTCGCCTTGGACCCCGAGATCAACAAAGTCACCATCGAGATCGAACAAGCTAACCAACCCATCGCACTCATATTGTACGAGATACGGCTCCTCTCGGAGCAGAGCGTTCGAATACCATTTTCGCTCGCCAAGAACCTTAACGATCGTCAGCTCCGCATCGTCGCAGCCAGCTTCGCTTTTGATGAAATGTGCCATATTTCTAGCTCCTTTGCCCACTCACGCCACAAACTCAATCCAACCAAGCACGGCTTTGGTGCCGCGCACCCATCGCCCGCCGTCACAACGCGCGGTGACCGTCCCATCGTCGCAAAACACTTCGAGCGTGTAACCCTGCCCCGTGAGCCGCAACGCCTCCACGAGTTCGCCTCCATCTTTCAGATCGATCTCCCAAGCGTCGACCTTCAAAAGAGTACCTTTGGAGGCTTCCCTAATTTGCGCTTCAATATCCGACAATTTGATGGGGTCCATTCGAAACTCCTCAGTAGCAATCGCGAACTTCAATATCGTATGCGCCCAAATATCGCGCATCATGCGCCTCTTCGGCTTCGTAATTCACTTTCGCGCGCTTTGCAGCCTCGCGCACCGTGATCGTCCAGCGGCTTTCGTATGCCTCGAATCCAGCATCTTTCAGCGCCCGCACAGCCTTGCTCACATCCTCGGCTTCATGGTTCGGGGATGCGCGCTTTTTGTTGTGGATAAGGTCTACAAGTTTCTGATGTTGGGCATTTGTCTTGACGACAAAGATGCCACCCATACCCGCCGCCTTCAATGCCTCATCGATTCGTTCCGCCTTGCTCATGCGGAACGATATATACACGTCCTGTGCCAAGGCCACGGGGAAGCCAGTTTTGCAAAAAGCGCTTGTTTTTCGGCGGTGGCGCCGTTCGCGTAAGACTAAAAGTGAGGTCCGGCGATCTCACTTGAGGCACACAGTCGGCATCACGAGCCCCGCAGGCCTTAGCCGGCAAAGAAAAGCGTGCCAATCATCCGCTATGAAGTCAAAACCAGGCAGTGAGGAGTGCCGTAGTCCTCACTTGATGCTTTCAGTCCTCAATTCTGGCCCGCACCGTTTTTGATCACGCCCTCAAAAACAAGCTGAAACGTGCTTTTGATTGATGGCACGAACCGTGTATATATCGTTCCGCATGAGCAAGACAATGTTTGACAAGGCCACCAAACTGATAACGGAAAGAGCAGCCGGAAACGGTTGGGCGCAATGGAGCGAGCTGCTTGCGGCCGAGGGCTTCCCCCAAATACCGATCACCGAGGTATCGATGTGGGCAGGTGCCTATAGGCACGGTGAGGCCATCCCGGAAGCGGTCGTGCCTCATGCTAGTTTGTATAATGCGATGCGCCCCCATATGCGTAAGATCCCTGGCGAGCCAGTGCGCTTTGTGGGGGTGTCATGAAAGTTGTTTTAATACTCGCCGATAAGTCCAGCAGGCCAGCGGCACCACCCGCGGCCGACAGCTCCTTTGCCATTGCCGATGGCGCATGCCCGGCGTGTAAGCGTGCTCCATTCCGCGTGCATGGCCGACGAATTGAAATAGCGGCCGACGATCGCCATTGGGAGGCGGAGGCGCATTGCCTGGATTGTTGCGCAGAGGTGGGGATTCTCCGCGTTGGGCCGGTTGAAACGATCTTTGGACTCACTGAGGACGCCGCCGTTTTGAATGGGCGCGCCCGCGTCTATTGATACGCCAATGGAAGACGAATGCGTGATTGAAAGGTTCGTTTGGGGATACCACGATATTATGTCGGGGGAGGTGTTTTCGGCAAATTGGCAAGCCCTTGAAAGCACATACCAAAATATCGACGATGCAGAAAGGGCAATGCAAACATTACCAATTGGGCTGTATCGTATAAAGGGCCTTTGCGCGCCTTGGATTGTCGGCCATATTGGCGATGTTTTTTATGCTTGCATTTGCGTCGATAACGATATTGTCGCCAATATGTTTTTCCCGTCTGAATTGGATGCCCGCCTTTGGGTGGCTGATGAAATGCTTACGCGTCCCTGCCGGTGTGCGAAGACACATCGATGTCATCGTGCCGGATGTATTAAAGCTGTTTACATAATTAAAAGGACCAACGATGGACGAGCGTAGTTTTGTTGTAATTGTGGCTGGATTGGCGTATGACCTTCGCGTAAATTATCTGGCTGAATATCTGCTTGGAGCGATACGAAGCATAAGTATTTATGGGATCGGTCGATATCGCCGTCAGTGCCTTTTTTACCTCGATGGATCTGATGGCTATATGAGACTGGAGGGAGTCGCCGAATGGGAGCCCTTTGACGCCGATAAAATTAGGCGGGCAGTCGAAGCCTGGAGAGCAGACTGACCACGAAGCTTATTTCGAGCGCATTCCGCAGCCGTGGCATGGACGTTTGGGCTTCCAAAAAGGCGATGACGCTTGCGCGCTTGTCATTTCGGGCCTTTTCCGCCAAAGACGTGCTGTTGCGCGCACTAAACCGGCCAGAAGGCGGCGAGCAAAGGGAGCTGCGCGTGACATTGATGGAGCTCACCATTGCGGCGGACTGTGACAATATACCCACCAACAACTACCGCTTGTTTAACTTGCTATGCCGGCTTGGGCTTCTACGCCAATCCGGTTGCGTTCAGATTATGAAGCGCTCAACGGGCAGGTCCTCCCGCTGCGTCAACGGCTATATTACCGTACCAACGCTTAAAATAATAACGCCGAAAAGAATAATTATTATTGATGGGGAGCGGCCACACGAACTGATAGTTGCCGCTTGCAAAGAAGCAAATGCAACTCTTCAGGATTGCTGAACCCATTGCGGGGCGCTCGGCCATTCCCCAAACTCAGCTTCATCTAGGTTGTCGAAGCCGGTGCTGAAATATTTCTGCGCCCCCGTGGCCCTTAAAACCCCTTTAACCCACGCACGTTTTTGAGCGCGAGCAAACACGCTATGCACTAAATCACAAATGGGTGTCGCGCCATCCTTACGTTTGAAGGTCTTCTCGTTGCTATTGCAGGCCGCTATAGCCTCACCTACCTGATTATCAGCTCCAACCTTGTAGACCCGGCATCGAACAATAAACAGCACGATCTGATGCTCGCCAAAAAGCTGTATCACTTCCTTCAAGACCTTAAAGCGCGGATAAATACCGAAGACCTTTGCAAGACGTTCCGCACCCACGTCAAAAAGCGCTGGTTTATTGCCGCACCCTGGAATCAAACCGTAATCGTTTTTCCCATCCGGGGGACCGAAACTCAGAGCCCGCGTAATAAGGGCGTACAGTTCCCGATCCCGCGCGACCAATTCGACGGGAGCCCATAGCATCCTGGGCGGCTCAACTAACGCGATCGCTTTTGACTGTGCCTCGACGTTGGTTGCATCCCTTTCGGTTATGAGTTTGTTTTGAATGGTCTGAAATTCTTCATCACTCACTTCGCCCCCTTCCGGGATGGGCAAGCTTGGCGGTTGCGTCGTTGTTGTGGGGGCCTCCTCTATCGTTGAGCAGTCGATCGGCAATTCATAGGCTACGCGCGCCAATTTAACCGCCTTCTCCACAGCTGATATGCCTTGCTCCTGGCATATTTTGATATGCTTTGGCGTTTTCCCATCAGCAGTTTTTTCGTCTGAAAATATAGCGGCTTGAATGGCATCGACAGTCTTCCAATTGGCCTTTTTTAGCAGCTCAATCGCTGTCTTTTCGCCGATGCCTGGGTATGGACTGTTTTTTCCACCGTATCCATCGCTCGGATCCCCTGCAATAGCCTTTAGGCTAGCTACAAGCTTTGGATGCACGCCAAGCCATTCCGTAACAGCCGTGACATCCACAACGATCTTTTGGCCTTTGATCTTGCGCAACAGCCGCACTTGAGGTTCATCATCCCGCACAAGCTGAGCCAAGTCGCTATCATTGCTTCGGATGTCGCACGAGTGGCCAGCCTTGCGCGCCCACCCAACGACGGTGCCGATCACATCGTCGGCCTCGTATTGACCGATCTTGATGGACGTCTTGCCATCGTCTTCTGGGTTGGCGTCCTCTTTTGCAGGCGCTCGCATAACAATATACCCTGCCGCTTCGCAATTTGCAATCGTATCTTTGAGCGCAAGCCATAAATGCTGTGCGCGCTCTTCTCTGTCTTTTTTATACGTCGGCCATATCGACCTGCGCCAAGGAATTTGAGGCCAATTGTCTTCTCTTTCATCGCCGTCAACGGCTATCACAACGCGATCATATTGACCACACGAAGCGATATCCTTCATGGTAAAATCACGCGGCAGATTGCCATCGGCATGTGCACCCGCAAGCGCTATGGTCCAAAATACTGATGATATGTCTACAACAAGAATATGCATTTTAACTGCTCCTTTTGTCTTAAATGATTATTAAATTAGCTGCATTTGTTTCGCGTAAACCGGATCGATGCGCACAACTTCTGCGTTGCAAGCGGCGCGGATGTCCCTGGCAAGATACTGGGTGAGCTTATCAAGAGTGGCCTTGTCAGGCTCCTCTTTTGCCCAGACGATAGCCAAAAACCCGCATTCTTTTCTTGCTCGTGGCGTTAAAATTACCCACGGCAAAAAAACATCGTAGCGATTTAAAATCACAATGGGGTTTTCTTCCGGGCGCCTCATTACGGCCTTCTGCATTCTTATGCGGCAGGCTCCCCGCCTCCCTCTTGTGCCCATACGAGCCAGTTTACGACGTTGTTTGCGTATTACAGGCAAAGCGAAAGGCTCTACGACGCTCGCCGCTACGTGATCAATAAACGCCCTTTGGCGTCTTTGATATGGATCCGGCGAAACTTTTTGAAACTCACCGCGCATCCAAGTCAGCTCCGCCACACCGATGAGGTTTAAACTTGGCATTTTTTCGCTCCTTTATCCACAAGCATAGAAAAATCCAAAGTGATTCGCCCATTGGGGCCATAGTAAAGCTTTCCAGGCGGCTTGGGCCGTGGCTTGCTTTTGCCGGCCAAAACTTCATCCACGGTCAAGCCCGTGACTCTCGCGCGGAGGTAAACCGCGCTCTTCTTCACGCCAAGGCGTTCCAGTCCGCTCCAATCGTGTGCCTCCTTTCGGCGCGGTTTCGCTCGCCCGCCCTTCCCAATGGCTTCCTCCGCGGTAAGGCCAAGGCGCTTCATCCGCATTTCCAAAGCCTTCGGAGTCAAACCAAGGCGCTCGGCAGCTTCGCAGAGAGTCCGCCGCGTCTCACTCACCGGGCGTGGCATTGCTTCTTCCTTCGTTTCCTGCCTGCGCCGCCAAGATTCCAAGCGTAGCCTCTTCAAGCTCGCCGATGACGATGAATTCGCCCGCGCTCATCCCGCAGGCCTGCGCCAATTTATCGACCGTGCGAAACGTAGGGCTGATCTGCCCTGCGGCGACCCTCCGCGCGGTGCTTTCAGGGATGCCCGCGCGTTTGGCCAATTCGCTTATTTTAAGACCGGTAATCCCCAGCACCCTGGCGATTGCGTTCCCAATTGGGTTGTCTCGTGCTCTTTCTTGCATGACGCCCAAGTAGCAGATATGAGTGCAGTCGTCAACCAAAAAGATTTTGTTTGCGTTGGACGCGTCAATTGGCTATTTCGGCGTCATGAGCAACAATTCTGTTTTGTGGACCGGTTTCGGGGTGAGGCATGAGCAGCCTCCTCCATTAGGCGTTTGGCTCGTTGATCCTCCATGGAGATTTCGCGATGGGTACGGGCCGCGGGGCAGTGATGGCAAGTACGGATCGATGTCGCTGGACGAGTTGAAAGCGATGCCTTTGCCGCCGTTGGCGAAGCACTGCGCGCTCTTCCTTTGGCGAGTCACTTCCCAGCAAGAGGAAGCTTTCGAACTCGCGCGGGCGTGGGGATTCGAGCACAGCGGGGCCGAACTCGTTTGGGTCAAATATCGCGAGTGTGCCCTTTGCGCAGGACTTGGAAGAGCGGACCTCACAAAACTTGAAGTCTGCCACGGATGCGGCGGGGAAGGTGAACATCGCCTCATGGCCAACGGCTGGACGCTTCGCGCCTCGCATGAGACCTGCCTAATCTTTCGGCGCGGGCGCCCGAAGGTTTTGAACAACTCCACGCGGAGCGTGATTGAGGCCCGGCTTCCCATCGAGCTCGTTCCCCGCACGGGCAAAAAGCCCGGGATGAAGCGCGTCTCTATCCACTCGGCCAAGCCCGAGGTGTTCGCGGAAACTGCGCGCATGCTGTTTGCGGGGCCTTACGGCGAGAGTTTTGCCCGCTATGCTCGCCCGGGATGGTGGTGCAGCGGAAAGGAGTTGGGGATGTTTCACGGGGTCGATGCGGGCGATCGCTTTCGAGTGGACATTCGGCATCGTTCGGCCGCTTTTCCACGAAAGGCCAGCGATGAAAAGGCTTGATGCGTTGGCGGTGCCGCTTTGCCTTTTGGATGACCGGGCGTGGCGGGTTTTGCTTTCGCTGAACTTCATTGCCGATTCGGGCGGGGCTGTGGACTTTGCAAGCCTCGGTGTGCTTTCTGCACGTATCTACGGCGATTCCGGGCGCGCGGGCGAGCTCTCTGCGGCTTTGGATTCGCTGGCCAGCTCCAGCGCCGGCGGGCCGTGGATTCGTCGCACTGAAAACCGAATCGAGTTGCTGGCCAAGACCAAAAATAAACCCGCTGCGCGAGCCGTCCAGGCCTCGATCGCTGTCGTGGCCACTTCGGATCTAACCGAGCGGCAAAAGCGCATCGTGGCCGCCCTCGAATCGCTTCCCGGGGCACCCAAGGTCTGGCCAGAGATCGAGGCCTTCGCTCGCCGGCTGGAACTTGCCCGCCCTGATGTCGAGATCGAGCGGGAAGTAAATGCCGCTGGGCTTTGGCTTCAAAGCAATCCGAGCCACGCCAAAAGCAACCTTGCCCGCTTTGTTTCGAATTGGATTTTGAGGTGCAGGCCTTCGGATGCGGCGGCGCCCACGGAGGATGAGGCCGAGGCCGAGTCTTTGCCGCCCTTGGTTGAGGCCGCGGCGCTTCATCCGCGCGTAGCCGCGCTTTCCAAGAGGGCCGAATTTTTGGGCCCCAATTTGGCTGCCTTGGCTGGGATTGGGCAATTTGCAACGAACGAAGGGAAGGAAACCGATGGGCGATGATTCACGCGCCTTGAAGCTCGTAGCTTCGAAAAGGGCTCTCTCCAAAGATCAGCGCGAAGCTCTTGTTTCACGGGCTGAAAAGCTCGGCTTCGACGCCGCAATGCGCTCGATGGGGGCGCTCGAATTGGCGCCCCCTCATGATCTCGATGCAGAAGCGGCCGTGCTTTCGCATTTAATGCTTAAACCACGCGAATTCTTGCGCTTTTCCGAGGTGCTCCAAAAGGACGATTTTTATTCGGAAGCCAATCAAAAGATTTGGCATGCGATTGAGGATTTGCTTCAAATGAATCGCGAGCCCGATATCGTCGCAATTAACGCCTATTTTCGAGAACGCAATTGGCTCGTTCAAATCGGCGGACCGTCGTATTTAGCCCAAATAATCGAAGGCACGCCCATCATCCCCGATGCGAACTATTTGATGCATGCAAGGACGTTGGCGAAGCTTTCGCGGCGCCGAAAAATTGCCTCTACCTGCCAAGTTATTGCGGCCGAATCGTACAACGAGCTTTCGGAAGATTGGGAAACCGATGTTTTGGCCCGCATCCACCGTGCGGCCGAATACAATGAAATTGGGGAGGATGATTGTTCTGTTAGCGGCGCCGTCCGGGATGCCTACGATTCAGCCGTTGCGCTCACGCAATCCACGAAGGCTTCGCCGTGGTTCCCCTTGAGCGATCTTGATTCAATACTTGGCCGGGAGCTTGGGCAAAAGGTTGTTTTGATCAAGGGTAAATCGGGCGGCGGGAAAAGCGCTTTTGCCGGGGCCTTCGCTGTCGAGGTTGCGGCGGGCTTTGATGTCGAGCAATACGATGACAACGATGCAGTTCACAGGTATTGGCGGCACAAAAAGCGCATTGAAGACAACATTTTGCACATCCCGCGGGGTGTTGTTTTGTTTTCTCTCGAAATGCGCCGGGCTGAAATCGCAATGCGACTGTGTTGCTCTCAAGGACTCGTCAATTCCGAAACGATAAAACACAATTTAATGGGCGCCGATGACTGGCGCAGATTTAACGCGGCTGCCCAATTTATTCAGGACTTGCCATTAAAAATAGACGATCGCGCGCCTCTTACCTACCCCAGAATGAAGCTCAGAATAAAGCGCATTGCCGACGAATTCGCCGCTGTTGGTGTTCGCTTGCGGCTTGTGATTGTTGATTATGCCCAGCTTTTAAGCGCTCCACCAAATTCCGGCGTTTCTTCGAAGGAAGAGCTTCTTTCTGACATCGGGCAGCGCGTGAAAAACGAAATCGTTGGTGGTGCTGACAGCAAGCTTTGTTTTGCTTGGCTTACGCAGATCGATAAATTGACAGGCGAACCTAAACACTGCAAGGCCTTGTTTGAACACGCGGATATCGTGATCAAGATATCGGCGGAGAGTGCAGCGGCCAAGGGGCGTGGAGATTCGCCTTCAATGCCACGCCGCACGAAGATCGCAGTCGAAAAGAATCGTGGCGGGCGCGGCGGTGATGATGTTTTTGCGCATGGCTGGTTTCACAAGGCCTTCACGCGGTTTCACGATGCCGAATCGATTTACGCGGATGCGCCGCAATACAATCAGTATGGAGGCTGAGCGTGTTCCAAGCCGTTTATTTTGAATTCAAAGTGTTGAGCGAGAACCACTATCGAAGCGTGAACAATCGCTTTGCCGCCCAAGGCGCCGATAAAAAGCAAAAGAAAGCTTTTTCTGAGGCGCTTTCTCGATTGAAACAATTCCCGCTTTACCTTTCCGATGGGCGGCCAAACGAATTCAAGATCAAATTGGTTCGTGTGGCTAACAGCGCGCTTGATTACGGCAATTTTGTTGGAGGTGTGAAAGCCGGGCAGGACACCATCGCCGAATGGATCGGATTGGACGACGCTTCAACGAAATTGAAATTTGAGTATTTGCAACAGCGTTGCCCGCGCGGCTTTTTCGGCGTCCTCATCGAGATTGAAGACCTTTCCGAACTCTACGAGCACGAAATTGTTTTGGGCGATTGCCCGCGCCGGGAAGGCCAGGCCGAGCGTGATCCATCGTGGGCGCCCAAGCGCAATGGCGGGCAATTCAAACGCGCAAAGAAGACCGCCAAGTCACCGAAAGAGCCCGCGCTGTTTTGCTGGGTTGTTCTTCCTTGGATGCAGCGGGCGGGCGAAGGCACCTGCGCCACGCGAATCTTTTCTGGTCTAAAAGATGGCGAGGTGCCTCCACAAACTATTTGGATTGATGACCCGAATGGCTTAAAGATTCAATTCACGCGCACACGGCGCAATTTTGGTTCCCCGCTTGGGGAAGTTTGGTTGTTTCAAAGGAGCTAAACATGGCACGCACAAAGAAGAATTCTGAAACCAATTCGACAAATGCACCGAAAGATGATCCGGAAAAGGACATCGAAAGGCGGCAATTCAAAAGGGAATTGCCCGTGCCTCTCCAGGGTGAAGAGCTTAACAGAAAAGCGGTAAAAGCCGCTCAGCAGAGGGCGCAAGCCGCCGAAATGCAACGCGAGCTTGACGATGTTGTGAAGCCCAAAAAGCGCGCCATCAGGAAGCTCGAAAGCGATGCGGCCAAGCTTGAAAAAGAGGTGGCCGAAAAGTCAAAAACCGAATTGGTTTTGTGTGAGGAGCGGCGTGATTTTCGGGTAAACGAAGTAATTGTGGTCCGCTGCGATACCGGCGAAGTCCTCGATGGAGGGCCGCGGGCTCTTACCGGAATGGAGCGGCAACGGTCGATGAAATTGTCCGATGCGAAGGCCGAAACGGTGGTGCTGCCTGATGCGGCGGAAAAGGGCGCGGTGAAGCCATGAAAGAGGTCATTGCCGCGCGTGTGAAGGCCCGCATGGAGGCGCTGGGCATGAAGCGTGTGGATTTGATCAGAAATGCTGGCGTATCTGGTCAAACCATTGACGGACTGCTCAGGGCAGAAAAGGATTACTCATTAAGCGTTTTGACTTCTGTTGCCAATGGCCTCGGGATGTCTCTGCGCGAGTTTTTGGGTGCTGGGCTAAATAGCCCAAGCGATTCCCGATAGGCGCGCACGATTCACGCGATCGAGTTTCCCGCGTTCCGCCCTCGCTCATCCCCATTCCGAGCAATTCAATCGATGGTCTTGTAATGCCGTGTAAGGCGGACATTGATTGTCCTACCACGCTCACAATTATCTTGAAGCCCTTGTTTTCAAGCCTATAATGAACATCTCAAAATAAAAACGCCATCCCGCTTGCTGGTAACAATCGAGATGGCTCCGATGCCTGAACGGTTGCCCGTCCCGCACTCTCAACAAGCGGAAGGGTAGGACAGCCGTTCGGAAAGGTCAAGGGCTTTTTCGATGAACGTGCTTCCCTTGTCGAAGCGCGCGGAAGTGGTCGCGCATCTCACGGATGGGGCCGGCGTGCGCACATCATCCCGCTTGTGTCGGGTGCATAAGAACACCGTTTCATCCTTGGTTTTGAAGGTCGGCCAAGGGTATTGGAATCTGCACAATAGGCTTGTGCGCGGGCTCCAAGTGCATCGCATCGAGGCCGATGAGATGTTCACCAATGTTTTGATCCGCCAAGCGAACCTTCCGCCGAATTGCGACGATTCCGAGATTGGCGAGCAATGGGTATGGGTGGGCATGGCCACGGCTTCGAAGCTTGCGATCTCGCTTCATGTGGGCAAGCGGACAGCCGAGAGCGCGTATATCTTCGCCCGGGACCTTCGGGCAAGGCTCGCGACCATCCCGTTTATTTGCACGGATGGGCTTGTCGAATATGTGGACGCCTTCAAGACGCACTTTCGGGGCGCGGCCGACCATGCCCGCGTGGTGAAGAACTTCGGGCGAAAGAAGGACTACGACAAGGTTGCGCCGCCCCGGGATATGGTGAGCATCGAGAAGCGCGTTGGAAGCGGCGATCCCGATTTAGAGGCTGCTGGCACGAGCTACGTGGAACGCTTCAATTTGACCTTGCGCCATTACCTGCGAAGGCTCACGCGCCGATCGCCCGGGATGTCCAAGAGCTTGCGGCACTTGAAGGCGATGCTCGCGATCTTCATGGGCGTTTACAATTTCGTGAGGCCGCACGGCTCCCTGCGATGCACGCCCGCGATGGAGGCCGGGCTCACGGATCATGAGTGGACAATGGAGGAATTCATCGAGGCATGCCTTGAAGCCGAGCCTTGTCCGTTGCCCGTTCCCCGGGCTCTTGAGCCTCACCCCGATGCGAATAAGCGTAAGACGGAAACGAAGCCCGAAGGCCGAGGCGCGATGCGTAGAACGTCCACGGGCGCCGTCTTGCGTGCCGTCCAGGGTGGGAAGGGGACGCCGCCGATCTCAAAGAAGCACATCCCCGCCTTGGCCCGATGGGTTCAAAGGGAGCTGTTCGATGGGCTCGATGAGCCGCCTAAGCGGGAATAAAAAAGCACAACCCAACACCCGGGGATGTTGACAAAGCAAGATAAGAAAGTCTTCGCATCAGCAAAAGAGTGATGCAGCCTATCGGCTCACAAGTTTCAATCCACTCGCGCGCGGGTTCCGCATGCGAGGATTACGCTTGTATCCAAGGTGATCCGAATGGGCCAACAATTTGTGGTGGGGTATTTTTATAGGAGAACATTTGTGTGTTCTTGTGAGCCGTAGGCTCATCTTCTTTTTGATACGATTTTTGTTGCAGATCCAAAAATTAATGGCTTATACACGATCGCGTTGTGAAGCGCGCTGCGCGCAGCGCGCATCGCATCTTTTGAACCAAGGCTTTGCTTATCGACTCCGATTCTTCGCTTTAAACAAAACAAAACCCGAAGCGACATCACCCGCTTCGGGTTTTCGAATTGAAGTACGTCGCGACACCTCAAAAGCCCGCGACGAACCCTTCTGCCCCAATTCGTTGCACGATATTATGCGACGCGGGACGGGTTTGTCAACGGTTTTTTTGATGTCGCGCCTCATGGGGATTTCCCCGGAAAGGCGGCATCCACGATGGAACCGCGTCGCGTTGTCATTAACGGTAAAGACTATGTGGTTGTTTATTGCGCTCACTTCTTTCACAAAGGATTGAAGCGGCGCGTATATGCTAGAGATCACGGAAAGGCATGTTTTGCCATTCACATTCCTGTGGAGAAATACCGTGGAGCAGCGAACGACCAATTATCTTTGCCGTTCGATGAAGCCAAGAACGATAATAATCAGTAAATTGGTAACAGATTAGGCGCCTATGAAGCCCTAGAGTTCATAGGCGCCTCACTCTTAGCCCCTTGCTTCTATCGCGCGCCAATTTGGCGGTGCGCCGCACGCAATGCAATCGCCTTCGGGATCGGTCAGCCTTCCGAGCAAGGCATCAATCGAGATGTTCATCGCGAAGGCCACGCGGATCATGACTTCCGCTGAGATCCTGTGCTTTGCCTGAACGACCTCGTTATCCGAAGCGAGAATGGAAAGCTGACTCTCGCCCATGGACAGCGCCTTACACACGGGCTTCCACGGTCGACATGGTGTTGATTTTGGGAGCCCGTTTTCTTTCTATTGAGGTTGCGATGGACTCTCGCGTCGCCGTGCTTTTCTGCGATCCCAAGGGCGTCTACAGCGGCATCGACGGCCTTGACCTTTGGAGCGCAGATCGCGATGCGCGGCTTTACCAAGGCCCGGATCCCGTAGTTGCTCATCCACCGTGCGCGAGGTGGTGCCGGCTGGCCAAGCTTGTGGCTTCGCAGGGCGGCAAGCCCGTGGGCGACGACGACGGCTGTTTCGCTTCTGCGCTGGCTTCCGTGCGGCGATGGGGCGGAGTTTTGGAGCATCCAGCCCACAGCCTTGCATGGGCTGCCTACGACCTTTTAAGGCCTGTGCGCGGCGCTTGGATGCGCGGCACTTGCGGCAGCTGGGTGTGCGAGGTGGATCAATCGCATTATGGCCATCGAGCGATCAGCAACGCCGTTTCCGTTCGCAAAAATTCTTCTGGACATCGCCAAAAGCGCCCTCGTGATCTTGTCTTGAAAGTCTTCGCTGCTCTTGGCGTCTTTGTTTCGGATCTTGCGATGGCTTCGACTACGGCCTTTGTTTTGGCTGTTCGGGATCCCTGAAGGAAAGCGGAGAGGTCTTCTTTTCTTTCAGCGGGTTCGATCTTCTGAACCGCTTTCGAGCTCCGCGCGGGGCAGCTTCGCGCGGCCTTGCTCGCCCTTCGGGCATCGCATCCGCGACTCGCTCCCCGTGCTCGCTGTAAACGCACACAATTTTTTTGTTATTTCGTTCAGATGGAAGATCAGAGCGGGGTTCCTCTTGAGACGTCACAGATAAGAGCAAAAATTCTTCGAATCCGTCAACGCCCTCTTGTGTTGTTTTGAAAAATAATCTCCAGGCTTGACGCACTCGCGCGAATTCGCCCAAGGATTGCGAACCCGCCCAAGTTTTTGCTCTGCGCGCTCAACATATTGGTTGACATCCTAAAACAGCGTGCGCTACATGCGTTGGATGAGCGAAGATCAGAATTCAACAGGGCAAGGCATCACCAACACGGCGGAGCAGATTCGAAAAGATCCAGCGGTCGGGCTTGGATTTTTGGCCGGCTTCAACACCATTGAGCAACAAGAGGAGAACGGGCAACGCGAGTTCATAAAAAGCGATCTGCTCCCCGTGAAGCTTTTGGGTCAAGAAAAGCAATTCGAAGCGCTGGGATTTACGCTTGGGCCCCAAGTGGAAAGCGACAAGCTGTTCAGGCACGTCATCCTGCCGCAAGGATGGAGAAGGCAGGCGACGGATCATCCGATGTGGACGGATATCGTTGATGGCGACGGCTGTAGGCGCGTCGCTGTTTTCTATAAAGCAGCGTTTTACGATCGCAAAGCAACTGCCAGCCTCGTCGCTCGCTACTCGATCGAATGTGTTGACGAAGAGGCAGAGCGCTGGATTGTTTACGACTGCAAGCTGAAAAAGCCTGTTTTTGAGCCAGATGATGGCGCTCGTGACGCTTGCGTTGATTGGAAGGAGGCTCGCCCGCGCAAAACGCTTATCGAGGAATGGAGCGAGCCATGAGCACCCAAGAAAGACGCGGAGTGAAAGCTATTGCAGTGCTGCTGGTGACGCTGATTGTTCTTCCGCCCGCATCGGTGTTTATTGCGTGGGCAGTTGGATTTTTCAGCGCAACACAGGCCTGGTGCGTGGCTATTTTGGCGATGGCCCAAACATTGTTATGGATGGTGGCCATCGTTGCCGGGGGGAAGCGATGACCATCCAAACGATCCCCTATCCGCGCCACGGGCTCACGCTGGGCGGTTGTTGTTGGGGCGGCGATCGGAAGCCTACTCATATCCCGGTTATTGGTGCACGCCAGGCGGCAAAGTCGAAGAAGGGGAAACACACGCGGATGCCTTGCGCCGCGAACTGCGCGAGGAGCTCGGGGTTTACCTGCCGCCAGACTTGTTGATCGGAGGTCCGGCGGTGTACGTCCATACCTTCGTGAGCGGCGATACCTGGATAGTGGTCACCTGCTATCGCATGGACGCCATGGCTTTAATCGAGGAGCCAAGCGCCAAAGACGGCCTTGACGAAATTGCATGGTTCGATGCCGATTCGCTTAGGGACCTGTATAATTCTCGCCGGCTGATAAGAGCCGATGCAGCGCAGTTTTATAGCTTGCTGGCGTTGATTTCTGACAATGATCCGGAAGATGAGGTGCTGTGATGGATATCAAAAACGATTTGGAGTCCCTGCGCGGCCTGGCAGCCCGGGAATCCCAGCCGGCGCCCCAGGTTTCGACATGCCCGCCGATATGGCCCTCGCTGATAGCGCAGACGGAGCCGGGCGCCGCGCTTATCGAAAAGAACGGTGATGGCCGCGTGCTCAGGGGCCTTGCCGAGCGTATGCGGGCGCGAATGGAGCGCGGCCTGGCAAACTACGGCATGCCGCTTCGGGCGCACAATGGGCGGGAAGCTCTTGCGGACTGCCAAGAGGAGGTTTTGGACGCGCTGGCCTACGCGGAGCAGGCAAGGCAGGAAGGCCGCGCCGATCACGCGCTGGTAAACGAGCTCTTTGCGCTGGCCTACAAGCTCGAAAAAATGCGCATGGAGGCCGCGGACAAGTGATCAAGACCGAGGATGTTGACTGGACGCTTCAAGCCGAGATGGCCAAGCATATCAAGCTGCGCATGGCCGAGCGCAAAATGACCCGCTATGCGCTGGGCAAAAAGGCAGGGTTGCGCGGGCAGCACATCAAGGACGTGCTCGAATGCAAAAAAAACGTGCCAGTCTCGACGATGTACAGGATCGCACAGGCCTTGGAGTGCAGCGTGGAAACGCTATGCTCCGGAGAATATAAGCCAGGTGCGAAGCTATCGAGAGAGGCCGTCCGCGTGGCCTGGGAAATCGACGATATCCCGCCACGGCATGCCCGAAAGAAAAAAATCATCATGGACATCCTGCAAGAGGCCCGGAGGGAAGCCGAGCAAAATGAGTCTTTTGAATGAAGTCTACGACGTTGGTATTTGTCCGCATTGCGACGCGGCAGTTGATAAAAAGCTATGCGAAGAGCGCGGGCATTGGCAATGCGAGGTTTGCAAGGCCGAATGGTGCGGTATCTGCGGCCTCGATCATGCTATGGCGGCGGATTCAGCGACGTATTTTCAAGAGCTTTTGGAGGCGCATATCGAAAACAACAAGGTGCCGTTTGGATATCGGCCGTTTGCGAAGCTGGACGAAGCAAAGCTCAACTGGCTGATGGAGCAACTGAAAGAAGAAAAGGAGCAACGAAAGAGGGACCGCCAGATTGGCAGCATAGGCGATCCACCAAAAATGCAATATGATGATGTTGAACCATCCGCAAACAAAGACACAAGATTCAACCAATACGCGAATCAAAGCCAAGCGGATGCGTGGGGCCAAGGGCGCAGACCGAGAACAGCTTGACAGCGAAGACGAATGAGCCGAACGGGAGGTGATATATGGCTAAAGTTTTAGAGCTTTTTAAGCGGCCAAGTGGGCGTCCCAAAGAATCGCAGGTCAGCGAACCGACTGCCTGCCCAATCACTAAAGGCGATTGGGCAGGGGGCACCACCGTGGATGGCGTGGTGGTGCTGATTTTGCGACGGCATGATGTGAAAAGTATATGCGAAACCAGGATAGATCTATGCGTTGAAGATGCGGAAGCATTGCGGGAAGTGCTATCGACATCAATATATGATGCAAAAAAGCAATTGGCGCGTATACGCGGAGAGCATTTATGGTTCATTAAGCTATCAGATGAGCGCGATAAAATCGTAGCGTGTCATGGAGGCGGTGAGGCCTTGTTTAGAAAGAGCATCGCCAGGAAGGCGCGGACGTGTGCCGCATGTGGAGATAAATGCGGGCCTGGCTTGATATGGGTGTTTGACCGCCGCGTATTGAAAGAATCGGCCAGGAATCGAGTGATTGAATGGCAATATTTTGCCATCTGCACAAAGTGCGGCGTTCCGCAGGACCCATCGTTGAAAGAGATAAAAAACTCTTGACACGCCGTCTGCAATAGCAACGCTGGACGAAATGCCCGCCGCGAAAAAAGCCGCTCGAAAGCGCGCGAATCCGCACAGCAAAGCCAATTTAAAGATCAAGCCGTGCTCGGTTTGCACGCATGCGCAAGTGGATCGGATCAATCACCTGCTCCGCTGCAATGCGCTTCAAACAACGGTTGCCAAGGACTTTGGGCTTTCGCATTGGGCGGTGCATCGCCATCTCCGCCGCAACCATGTGGAGCTGCGCACGGCTATTCTTCAGGACATCGAAATCTTCATCGATCTCGATGCGCCGAAAGCAGCGCGTGAATGCGTGCGCGTGGCCGCGCTGATGCTCCAAAAAATCATCGATAAAGGCGAGGGCGATATCAAAGAAGGACTGCGGGCGATCGAGGTCCTGATGGACGCCGTGCGCCTTGCGGCGCAACTCGCCGGGAAGCTCAATCCGCAGCCGGGCACCAATGTGGCCAACGACCATGAGATCAAAGAGGCGACCATCAAGCTCGAAAAGTTGCTTGCAGAGCACGAATTGAAAGCTCCATCGCCGCCGGCCGAAACGCTGAATTGATATGCAGGCGCGGGAGCACAACCCCGAAGGCGAAGCGCGGATTGTTGAAATCGCATCGAGGCACAGCGGGCGCGAAGCTCTGCGGGCGCTGTCCGATCGCGAACGGTATTCGATCACCAAGGATTGGAGCATGATGGCGCGGCCTAAGCAGCTTCGCCCGCGCATTCCGTTTCATGTGTGGCTAATCCTTGCTGGCCGCGGCTTTGGCAAAACAGAGACGGGCGCGCAGACCGTCAGCGAATGGGCAAAGACGCCGAACACCTTGATCGCCTGCGTAGCGCCCACGCATCGAGATTGCCGCGAAACGCTTGCAAAAGGCCAAAGCGGCATTATCGCAGCCCATCCGAAGTGGGCACAGCCGAAATACAACCAGGGTCACGGGATCATCGAGTGGCCGAACGGCTCTCGCGCCTATCTCTATTCAGGCAAAGATCCTGATCGTCTTCGCGGCCCAAACTTCCACAAGGCTTGGATCGACGAAGCCGCTGCATGCGACTACATCGACGATATTTGGGAGATCGCTGTAAAGGCCGTGCGGCTCGGGGAAAACCCCGAGATCGCCATCACGACCACCCCGAAGCCAATCCCATTTTTGAGGGAACGCCTTGACGAAGATTCAACCGTCGTGACCCACGGCACAACCTGGGAAAACGCGCGCAACCTATCGGCGAAGGCGCTTACCTATCTAAAAAAAACCTATGCGGGCACGGATGTTGGGCGAGAGCAGCTCGAAGGCGAATTGCTCGACGATGTTGCAGGCGCACGCTTCAAGCAATCGTGGTTCGACCAATATCGAACGCTTCGATTTCCGTTCGTGGATGAGTACGCGATCGCCATTGATCCAAGCTCTTCGGATAAAACTTCCGCGTGCGAGTGCGGAATTGTGGGCGGCGGAATCGGGGAAGGCGGGGCCTGCTATGTGCTGCATGACGAATCGATGAGGGCCACACCGGCAAAGTGGATAGAGAAGGTTCGCGATCTCGCCCAAAGGAAAAAAGCGAAGCGCATCATCTACGAGGCCAACTATGGCGCAGGCTTCATCGAGGATTTGTTTATGCTCTTGGCGCCCGAGCTTGTGCCGCTACTGCGCCCCGTCCACGCCGATCGCGATAAATGGGCGCGGGCTGAACCAGTCTCAGCGCTTGCCCAGAATGGCCTTCTGCGCATGTTTGGCCACCATCCCGCGCTTGAAGCCCAGGCCACAACCTGGACGCCCAGCGCTCGAAAAAGCCCCGATCGAATGGATGCGATGGTGTGGTTAGCCATCGCTGAAAAGCTCAAGAAAGAGCCATCTTTGCACTTAAAGAACAGGGATACGGTTTACGGATGAAAACAAAGATTCTCGACCGCACGCACAGCACGTTGGATCTCGATCTGCTCACCGAATACAACGCGCTTTTTGAGGGCGGGCAGACGTTCCATAAAGAGCTTCGACGCTTCGCCCCACAGCTTCCCGGAGAGTCCAAGCCCAACTATCTCTACCGGCTTTCGCGGATGCGATATCGCGGGTATGTAGGGCCGATCGTGCTTCTGTTCGCCTCTGCGCTGTTCCGCGCGCCGTATGAAATACGAGCTCTTCGCCAAGGCATTCCGGTAGATATGCATCTTGCGATCGAAGCGCTCAAGACGGATGCTGATGGGCATGGCATGGACTTGATCGCCGTGGCAAAAAAAGCCTTCATCGACACGGCTATCGGCCGCGTGTCTTGGCTGCATTGCGAGATGGAGGATGGGCGCCTAACCATCGAGGCAGAAAGCCCGTTTTGCGTCATCAATTGGCAAACAGAAAGCGATGGCTTGGAATGGATTGTGGAGGCCGAAACAAGCTTCAAACTGGCCTCTCCGTACGCCGAAAAGGGGACGTATGTGCGGCGCTGGCATATCTACGATGAAACATCAGAAACGATGTTTGAAGCCGCGTGGCCAGAAGACAAAACAGAACCAGAGGAAGCCCAACAAATCAGCGTTGAACCGCATGGTTTTGCTCAATGCCCATTTGTACCGGTGTGCGCTCCGCCGGGGATGTGGTTGATGGGAATTCTCGGCGATGTGCAGCGGCGCATTTTTGAAATCTCAAACGCCTTTGATTCCGCCCTTAATGGCGCGGCCTATCCAACTGCCGTGCATGAAAAGCACAACCCAACATCGGAGCCCAAAATCACACCGGGCGGGCTTGCTGAGATCGCTGCAAACGAAAAGCTTTATTGGATCGCTCCGCCGGCGGCTCCGTTCGATGCGTTAAGCAATCGTGAAAAAATGTTGATCCAAGAGCTTGGCCGGCTTGCTGCTCAAATGGCCTACGGCGTCGATTCGAATGCGCCCGCGGCTCTTGGGCGAAGTGCGGAATCGAAGGCGGCGGATCAGCAAAGCACCATCGTATGCCTTCGTGAATTTGGCCGCGTGATCCGTGAAGCGCTGCAAGTGGCTCTCCAAATCTGCGCCGATGGAATCGGGTTCGACGCCCAAATCAGCGTGGAGGGCTTCACCGAATTTTCGGATGACTCGATCAGTGAATTGGTGGCTGCACTGAAAGAGACCACTGACCTCGGGATGAAGTCGCCCCGATTAAAGGCAGAGCTGCAAAAATCGCTTGCTAAAAAGCTTTTGCCCGGTGCAGCGTCAAGTGTGATGGATGCAATTCAAAAAGAGCTTGACAGCCCAGCCCAGCCCAATCCAACGCCATTGACATAAGCCGAAACCACCCTCCATCTTTGGGGTGCGCTGCGCGTTAGCTCCCTGGCAGCCCGCGCGGCTGAAAAGCCAGAGCACCCAAAGGTGAACCGTGCCCCCAAACGAATCCAACGACCAAAACCAGACCACGCCGAACCCGAATGCAGGAACGCAGAATCAGGCGCCCGCATTCGATCCTGTTGCTTTTGAAAATAAGCTGATGGCGCAAAACCGAAAAATGATCGACGGCGCGCTTGAAACTTTCGCCAAAAAACTTGGCTCGACCGATCGCAGCGAAAACCAGCGGGCTGAAAACCAAAGACCCGATGGGCAACCCGCTGGGCAAACGAAGGCCGACTTGGAGATTGCCACGCTTAAAAGGCAACTCGAAGAGGTTTCGGCGAAGCAAAACGCTGCAATCGAGGAAGCCCGACAGGCAAAGATTTCGGAAGCGATCATCGCCAATTCAACGGGCAAAGTGCGGACGGCGATGACCAAACATTTTTCGGCGTTGGTCGCCCAGCGCATCAAAACCGCAGAAGGCGATGGCACGCTGTTTTTGGATCTGGACGGGAAGAGTTTTGGGATCGCGGAGGGGATTTCCGAACTGCTTAAGCGGGACGATTTTGCAGGCTTCCGGGAAGAGCCAAAAGCTCCACCACGGCGGTCCGTGAATGCGCCCGAAGGTGGGCCAAGGGCGGTTTTGAAATTCAAACCGGAACAAATTTCAAAAATGAGCGGCGACGATCTAATTAACGCCGCAATGAAAAAGGATTGAGGAAACGCTATGGCTGATGTGCCGTTTACGCTCGCGCTCATGATTGGGGCAATCCCGTATTTGCTCCCGATGACCTCACAAATTGGGCGTACCGCGCCTCTTTATTCTCGCCTTCGCAAGGTCCGGGCCTCCGGTAAATTGGCAAGCGAGGTGATCGAAAAGGGCGGCGCGACCGTTTCGAACATTGCGGAGGGTGCAGACGGGCCCGATGCAAGCGTGAACGGTGAAGATAAGTACGTGCATGATTTTGGCACATATAGCTCGGTGATCAAAATCACTGAGCAGGCCCGCCGCGCGTCAAGTGTGTCCACGGGGCCTGCCGGAAGCACAGGCACTTATTCGGCGAAGCTTGCGAACCAGGTTGCAACGCGCGTTGTGCAGATTCTCGAAAAGCTTGAAAGCCACCTCTGGACCGGAACAGGCCCGGGCGCGAACCAAATTGTCGGGTTCGAGGACGCGATCGGCGACACCACGAACACTTATGCTGGTATTGATCGCACCATCCCGGGAAATGAATATTGGCAACCCAACGTCTTTGATGATGGTGTTCCCACGTCTCCGACGAAGGCACTTATCGAAGACGACATGACCGAAATCGCTACCAACGCCTATAAGCCTGGCAGCCCCGACATCATCATCGCCAACGATAAAATTTTTAATGCTGTCCGCCAAACTCTCCAAGGGCAGGTCAGCTACAACGTCACGACCCAAAACCCTGCGATGCCTAACGATCTTTCGGTTCAGGTTTCGATGGGCGTGCTGCAATTCGGCAATGCCGTGATGTTCAAGGACGTTTATGCGCCCGTCGATTCGATCACTTATCTGAACAGCCAATATGTTTGGCTTGAATATCTCCCGTATGCTCAAGCGCTCATGGATGCGATGGCGATGCTCGATCCCGAGGTGATGAACGCCATTCGCGAGGCAATGATGAACGCCGACCTATCT